CGCTCTTCAAGTTGGCTCGCTCTCAGGGCGGCGAACACAACCCCGACGACAATCGCGACCGAGTTGGATACATTGCATTTGCTGAGGCATTCAAACGTGAGTAACAATAACACACATCAAGACGTGGATAGCGAAATCAATGAACTTGCGATAGAGATTGAGACAAAGATTAGTGAGAATGAAAAGCTGCTAAGTGATCTGCCTGACTTCACCCCTCGTCGCAAGTCAAACACGGTCCAGCTACGCAAAGTAATCAATGGAGACGTAGAAGGCTTGGTGACTGACGATGAGTAGCGATGAGCCCGCGTTGTTCAATATTTCTCCTGAAGATATGACGAGTATTCTCTGCGAAGCCGCGAAGAAGAAACGCACGCTCATTGAATTTAAAACGCGAAGAGCAGATGATGGACGCCGAGAGTTGTACCAGGCACTTGAGGTGACGGACTACGTGAAGGAGCTAGAAAGTGCAAATGAGTGACCTCGACCTAACAGTAAGCGACGAGTGGAGCGAAAACGGAGCGCCGTACATTTCTAAGTCACGCCTCAAGACGTTCAAAACGTGTCCTCGCAGCTATTATTTCAAATATATCTGCGGCAACCGCGAGCCCACGAACTACTACATGAAGCGGGGATCACAAGTTCACCGCGCTTACGAAAACTTTCATCTCAATCTCTCGGAGTATATCAAGCAAAATGGGCAGCGCCCTCATCGCTTTGCATCGCTAATGAGCGACTGGGAAGACTTCTCGCAATGGCTAGAGCCACACATCGGGAACTTTTGGCGCTTCGAAGAACGACGATGGGAAACGGCACACGACAAAGTTGAGCAGGCTGTTGAGACAATCCCTGGTGACCCCGGAGTTGACGTAGAATACACGACACTCCAATCGTGGGAACCAGTAGCCGTTGAGGCCGAAGCGTGGTTGGGAGAGCCACCAGAGTCATGGGTAGAAGATCGCGGAGAACCCGACTACGTAAGCGGTGAGCCGCCTGTCGGTGATGCACCGTGGATGGGGTTCGCTGATGTAATTTTGAACACAGCGAGTGTCCCTGGAGTGACTGGGAGTGGTGTCGTTATCCTCGACTACAAAACAGGCAAAGTGCCTGATAAGCAGTATCGCGAGGACGGCATCTTCCTTGAAGGAGAATACTACGGAATGTTGTTCGAGGAGTTCTTTGATGTTGATGGAGTCGCCGGGTATTATCCAAAGGCCGACGAACTCATCGTTTCGCCGTATCCATCAACGGATCGCCAACGCGATATAAAATCCGCTGTGCTAGGAATGCAAAAACTCGCTAGCAAAGACAACTACGAGATTAACGAAAATCCGTTGTGTCATTACGGACATGGAAAATGCTTCTTCTACGATGAGTGCGAGAGCACTTGGGGAACTGCGAGTGGTGCTGGATACCACGATAAAGCGGAGGACGACGAGAGTGTGAATTGGGAGAAGAAGAACGCGGCGATGGCTCAAGGATGAGCGATGACAACGATCTCACAGACAGATACAACGCAATAACTGGAAACACGCTTGAAGATGATTGGAAAGAAAATCCAAATCCACCACCTGATTACGGACGACCAGACGGTCAAACGATAGTCGAAACTGTTGCTAAAACTGTGTGGGTTTGGCACACGCATAACAAAAACGCTGAAATTAGATTTAATGGAGATTCCGTGAGCGTTAAAGATGAACGATGACACACAATTTCAACTGCGAGAAGAGTCCGTAGACAAACTAACTGGCTTTCTCACAATGCTCGCTCAGATGATGAGAGCGATGAGGCAGCACGATGAGGCCGCAGAGGTCGAGGAGATGCGCAAAGAAATTCAAACGCAGTTTTACAGCTAAGGGAGGGGGTTGACGCCCCCTGTTGTGGTCGAAAGCCCGTGAGAGCCGTCTCTCTCGGGCCGACTCACAATGAGTAGCACACTGCATGACTATACGGACGTAGAACCGCTGGTAGTGCGAGAAATAAAACCTGTACTGTCGCCAATTGGCGGCGAAATACTCGGATTCATTGGACCAAGCAATCGGGATGAAAATTGCATAGTGTGTCAGCAAAAGCGATGGCCGGACGAAGATGGCAGTCAGCATTTTTACCGGAAGCTTGGTGGGTATTCGTTCAATGAGTGCGACCTCAACGCGATTCGAGACGCCCGTGTAACTCGGATTGTCATTCACGAGATCGACAACAATCGTGTGTTGGAGTTCGACCTCTCGCAGTATCTCAATGGTGTAGATGGTGGGCATCTGCACGGTCGGCAGAAGTTGGGTGTTCCTGTCGATGATGCATTGTTTGAGTGGACAGAGGGAGAAGCAACTATCCTCACGGCCTCATCGCGGTGAATCGCGTTGCCTCACAACTTGTGCCGAAAATGCGAGAATCGAGAGCCGTTGCCGAATAAAACGCTCTGTGGGTATTGCCTTCAGATGTTGAACGAGCAGGCTGGAAAACGTCGCGATGAATGACCGAGCCAATGATGAGCGGGTTTCGGGGCTACCTGTGTACGAACAATAAGTGTCCCGTTGATTCATAATGACTAAAGAAATTTATGTGACTAATAGCGAGACGCTTTACGAAAACAACGAGCCTGTAATCCGCCTGTACGGGCGCGATGAGGAGGGGCGAGAAGACTCAATTACAGTTGAAAACTTCGAGCCCTACTTCTACGTTCTCGACGGCGAGACAAACGACATTCGACCCCGCGACCACGACAACTTCGTGCGATACGAAGACACGGATTTTGTTCATCTCAAAGACAAACAAAAACTTCGCAAAGTGGTTCTCGATGACCCGCGAGGTATGCGGTCAGTTCAGAGTCTATTCGGCATTGAGAACACGGGTGAAGCAGACGTTGACTACACCAATCGACTGCGAATTGACAAAGGTATTGAAACTGGTGTGCGTGCCCCCTCATCGCGATGCAACGTAAGTGACCTCGAAGCCATTGATATGCAAGGCGAACCGCGTGTGGTCACGCTAGATATTGAGACAGATGACCGTGGCGCTGGTTTTCCCGATCCCGGTGACGCGCGAATCCTGAGTGTAGTTGCTCACGATTCGTATACTGACGAGTACATCGGCTTCGTTGATCTCGATGGCCTGAGTATTAGCGACGCACTTCCTGAGTGCGCTGCAACTGGAAATGCACCAGAAGAACTCGATTCACTGGAGTTCTCGCCAAACGAACGGCGAATGTTGATTCGGTTTGGTGCATGGGTAAACGATGTTTCTCCCGACCTCATATCCGGGTGGAACAGCAATGGATTCGACTTGCCACATATCATCGAGCGAATGGACGTTGTAGGTGCGAACAGCGACCGGCTCTCACGAGATGGTGGTGCGTATCTCAACTGGCGAGGAGAACCTGTAATCCAAGGTCGAACGCCTTACGATATGATGGGGGCGTGGGAAGACACGAAGTTCCAAAACGTGCGGTCGTCGTCGCTTGATTTTGCCTCGCAAATGGAACTCGATGACGCGAAGATTGAGCATCAAGACGTAGGCTTCTACGACCTGTACGATTCCAACCTTCGCAAGTTCCTCAATTACAACGCGAAGGACGTTCGGCTCACAGTGGAGATTGACGCAGCTACGAGCGCCCTCGCCTTCAAGACGAAATTGCGTCATATTATCGGACTCGATTACGAGCAAACGCAGAATAACAACCAGTTCGTCGAGATGATGATTCGACGGAAGTTGTACGCTGAAGGGCTCGTTGGCCCCACGGCCAATCCACCAGACGAGAAAGTGGACTTTGAGGGGGCGTATGTCTTCGATGCGTTCTATGGTGTTCTTGCGAACGTTCTTGGAATCGACCTCGCTTCGCTTTATCCAATGACACTCTGGATGCTCAACGCGAGTTACGAGACGAAGGTTGACCCGAACTACACGTATGAGCGAGATGGGACACTCTACGCTGACCTCGACGGCGAGAAGGAAGACGTGCCGGTGTCCCGAGCGCCTAATGACGTGTTCTTCCGGCTTGACGTGGACTCCATCATGCGAGAGGTCACGGACGACGCTCTCGACCTCAAGGCTGACTACAAGGAGAAGCGAAAGGCCGCCAAGTACGGTAGCGACGAGTGGGAAAATTACGCTGAGACTTATGCTGTAAGTAAGACAATCGTGAACAGTGAGTACGGCGTTTTGGGATGGGAACAGTTCTTCTTGTTTGACAAGGAAGTGGCCGAGGCGGTCACTCTGATGGGACAGGAAGTTATCAAGTCCACGGCTCGCTACGTCAACGAAGAAACTGTCGCGGAAGTGTCATATGGGGACACTGATTCAAATTACATCAAGTTCCCTGACGAAATGAAGCAACAAGATTGCCTTGAGTCTGGACAGGCGATTTGTGATCATCTCAATGAGAATGTATACCCTGAGTTGGCAGAAGACTACGGAATGTCTGCGGAAGATAACCGCTGGTTCATTGAGTTGGAGATGTTTGCGAGTAACTTTCTCCAATCTGGGCGTAAGAAGCAATATGCCTACCTCAAGACGTGGAATGAGGGAATGGACTTCGATGAAACAATCGAAGGTGGCTCGTTCGCCGTCTCCGGCTACCATTGCGTCAAATCCAACTTTTCCACGATAACCAAAGAGACACAGCGAGAAGTCCTCGAAGCGATTGTACGCGATGAGCCGGAGGGCGCAATTACCGACATTGTGTTCGACGCCGTGAACCGCATTGATGCGAATAATCCTGACTGGTCGCTCATCGGTATCCCCGGTGGTCTTGGAAAGTCACTGGGTGAGTACAACTGGACTGATGGAAGCCCGCAAGGCGCTCACCCACGAGCTGCATACTTTGGTGAAAAGTTTCTCGACGGGAACTACGATGACGGCGACTCACTAATGCGAGCTTACGTTCACCCCGTGTCTCTGTCTGATGAGAGTGGGGATACACACCAAGTTGACGTAATTGGATACGAGTACGAAAATGACTTGCAACAGCTCAAAGAGGATCTTCGACTTGATGTGAGCGCAACGCAAGAGAAGACGATAATCAATCCACTAGAAGACATTCTCGATGCTGTTGGGATTGATGTTCACGCTGCGGTCAAGGGGCAATCGCAGGAATCGCTTGCCGACTTCATTTGAAATGAGTAGTGACACAAAATTCTACGGACTATCCGAGAAGGACAACTGGAGAACACCAGCGTCGTTGCTTGATGCTATTCGAGAACATCACGGTGGGATTGACACAGACCCGTGCTCCGGTCCACTAACGTGGATTGGAGATTACTTCAACTTCGACGCAGATGATAATGGGTTGATTCAAATGTGGATTGGAACATGCTTTGTTAACCCACCGTTCTCTTTCAAATCAGAGTTTCTTGAGAAGGCAACGTCAGAAGTGCGCCGCGCTCATTGCGATACAATCTTTTTCGTAACACCAGATGGAACCGACACGAAAGGTTGGTGGCACAAGTACATCGCAGAGCACTCGAACTACATTTGGTTTTCTTACGGACGGATTAGCTACATTGGTGAAGATGGTGAAAAAGCAGGATCTCCAACGTTTGGAACTGCTGTGAGCGTGTTTGGAGAGACAACTGACGAAATGCTTGCGTGGTTTGGTGACAACGGGCATTTGGTTAAAACCGTAAAGACGTAAATAGGCATTTTTAAGTCTATGCGCGTTGTTAATAGAGTGAGGGCAGTTCGTTATGAGTAATGCAGAATACACAGACGAAGAGTTGCAACAGTGGGCAGAAGATCTTCTTGAAACGCTTGAGGGGATTCAAGAAGGGGCTGAGGCCGCTATCTCGACGGTCGAGGCGCTTCTCAATGACGAAATCTCGCTTGAAGAGTACGAGGAGTGGGTGGAGTCGAACGAAGAACTACTGCGGCAGATAGACTACTAATGAAAGTTACACTTCGAAAAGAAAATAGTACAACCAATCCAGATAACGCGGCCATTCGTGCAGCGCGAGGAGATTATATGTCGGAGTCGCTGGTTGGAAAGAGCATTGAGGATGCGATGAGTGGGACAGAGAAGAGCCGTGAAGAGCTTATTGCAGGACTATTGCGTTCGGGTCACTTTGGCCCGTTCGAGCATTGCCAAGCGTACTTCCACGTCGAGGATATTTCTCGTGTAGCGATGGCTCAGGTGACACGCCACCGTCATATGTCGTTCGACGTTCAATCGCAACGCTACGTGAACTTTGGCGATAAAAACGTGGTGATCCCACCGTCGTTTGTTGACGAGGGTGCGATGCACTCTCACAAATTCGTAGACAAACTAGAGCGTCATTGGGAAGAATCTGTGAGACGCTACGATGAGGCGCTGGACTACGGTATTCCAAAGGAGGATGCCCGGTTTTTCCTACCTCAAGCAACACCAGTGAACCTCACGTTCTCTGCGAACGCGAGGAGTCTTATGCATTTTCAGGATTTGCGTAATTCTGGAGCCGCGCAATGGGAAGCACGGGAGTTTGCTCAACAGGTTCTTGAGCAGTGTGAAGAGTGGGCTCCGCTCACGTTTGAGGGATATAAAGAATACATCAATCACAATTCGCTTCGAGCGCCATGAAAGGACACCAAGAATTTCTCAGCTGGTTGGACGAGCAGAATAGTTACTCGGTGAGAGCCGACGTTGTAGAAGAAAAGTTCCCCGACCTCCCGTTCAATTTCGTCGGTGTCACGATGACGAGGGATGAGGACGGGAACACACTCGTTCCGAAGCGCGACTACCGGCAAGCAATTATTTATCGACAACCACTCGACTAATGACAGTTCTTGGAAAACGCGAGATACAGAGAGGCATCGCTGATGATGAACCACCACTTGTGGAGCGCGATGAGGGGAGGGTGGCTATCGAGCCTGCATCGCTCGACGTTCACTTAGCCGACACCCTGCTCATCGAGGCAGAGATGGGTAGTCCAATAGACGTTACTGACGAAGACACGTATCCTACTTACTACCAGCGTCGAATGGAGAACGGCTACACAATCGACTCACGAAGCTTTGTTCTCGCCACAACCGAAGAGACAGTTACGCTTCCAAACGGGATTGTGGGCTATCTACACGGGCGCTCGTCGGTCGGACGCCTTGGGATGTTCATTGAAAATGCGGGCCTTGTCGATCCGGGGTTTGATGGGCAGATAACTCTGGAACTGTTCAACGCGTCTCGAAATCAAATTCGACTGCAAGAAGGTATGCGAATCGGCCAGCTTACCTTCCACGAAGTTGGGACGGCCCCTGACGTTGCGTATTCACCTCACAATGGGAATAAATATAACGGTCAACATGGTCCAACTCCAAGTCGGCTTTGGCAAGACTTCGAGTGAATGGCTATTCTCGCCGCACTCATCGCGTTGCTACTGGTTGTAGCTCTCGTAGTATGTATCACACCTCGACTGGTAATACTCGGTCCTCACCACTAACATTATACACTTAACTTCGGTATCTTTAAGTTATTATACGTAGTATAATAGAG